AACGATACAGGGTCAAGCATCCCAGCCTTCTCCATCACTGCATCAAGGTGCGCGTATGGGTCATTGCCCTTGACGAACACCTCGCACATCTCATGCACGCACGTCCCGATCTGCAAGGCGTCGTTCGCCTCGTACAGACCGCCGGGCGCATCCCTTCCTTGACCTTCCAGCACGCCATGCGAACGGCCGGTCTTGTATGCCCAGTTGATGAGAGCGCCGGGGTCTTTGATCTTTAAAATGGTGGTGACACTCGGCACTTTCGTGCCGTCCGCTAGTTTATAGCCGCCTTTTTGGGTAGCCATGACTCACCAATTCTGATCGTCAACAAAGGGCTGCTCTGCCGCAGGCTGCGCTGCGGGCTTCTGCGGCGCGGCTTTGGCCTCGACAATCCGGTTTGCGATCTTGTCTTGCACCCATGTTGGCAACTTATCGAAAACGTCTGGATTTGGCGCGTCAGTTGAGAACACCAGAGCCTCGCCCTCAAGAGCCGGCGCGGTCATAGACTTGGGCAGCGGCATGATCGAGGTGAGATTGGCATAGGTGCGATCACCTTTAACGCTGTGCGTTACATTGACGAACGCAGGCTTGCCGGCAACCTTGCCAAGATCAAACTTCTTGAGTTCGTCTTGCGTGAACGCACGACCACGCCATGAGGTGAGCAGACCGTATAGGGTTGACTTCTCATTAAGCGACAGACCAACCGTGCGGCTGATAACAGCCGGCAGGCTGCGAGTCTCATTGTCCTTGGTGAACTCAACGCGCACCTCGGGAATCTGGAACCGCAGCAGTACGGTACGCTTCGGGGCGTACTGACCACCGGGCGAGGGCTGTACGCCGAGATCAACAATCATGTCGCACACTGCGGCATAAGCGCCGGCCTCGATAGGCTTGCGCTCCGGGTAGTTGCCGCCGCTAGAACTTACAAACAGACTCATTTTCACTTCTCCATTTTTACGGCCACCGAAGGTAAAGCATTGGAAGGGTGGCTAACTTCCAATCTATTAATTCTTTCGCCGATCCAGCGCATCACCGGCACGGCCATGCTGTTGCCGAGCGCCTTGTAACGCGGGCCGTCTGGCGACTCTGGTTTCTTACGCCATGGGATGTTGGTGTAGTTGTCTGGGAAGCCTTGCAGCCGCTCGCACTCCACGGGCGTTAAGTGACGAATCCCCATTTCTTCAACAACAAGGCCTTCTTCTTCACGCAAGCATCCGATTCCTCTCCTCGTAAGACAAGGAAATACCCTGCCAATCCTCGGTTTCTCCGTGATGATCTTCGGAGTATCCCTCGACAGGCTTTTGCGCTCAAAAACAACCGCTGCGGCACGGTGCCAGTCTCCAAGGTATCCGACAACGAACACACGGCGGCGTCGTTGGGCCACTCCGAAGTATTGAGCGTCAAGAATTCGGTAGGCGAACCCATACCCGAGTTCGCCCAACATTCCAAGGAAGGTTCCAAAATCCCTCCCGTTGTTAGACGACAAGACGCCGGGGACGTTCTCCCATACCAACCAGCGGGGGCGATAGCGGTTAGCAATGGCACCAAAGGTAAGCATGAGGTTACCACGCGGGTCTGCCAATCCTTTTCGGAATCCTGCGACACTGAAGGACTGACATGGGGTTCCTCCCACAAGAAGGTCGACTGGCTCAAGATTCCACTCCTCAAATTTGGTCATGTCGCCAAGGTTAGGCACATGAGGGTAGTGATGCGTCAGCACCGCAGACGGAAACGGCTCAATGTCGCTAAAAGCAACCGGAGTCCATCCCATGTGATGCCAAGCGACCGTTGCGGCTTCAATGCCAGAACAAACAGACAAGTACCTCATTACCACTCACCTGTAAACCAGGCATAAGCAATAAGAAGCACTGCGAAGATGACGAGGAACTTGCACAGCATGAACCATTCGGCTGGGGTTGCTGCGGTGAGGAAGAAATCTGACATGGTTGGCTCCAAGAGGTGCGGCTTATGCCGCCACCTCAGACTGAGCCTGCGTCATCGCCTTAACGATTTCGCTGTAGAGTTGGGCTGATTCAAAAAAGCCCTGCCTCAGGGCGAGATCAGCCTTGCTTGAAAACTCTCGAATGATCGCCCGAGTTTGCTCGTCGGTAAGCGTGATCGTGATTTGCTGCGTCATTTGTGTATCTCCTTCCATCGCTTCTGGCCCGGCACTGCGCCGTCCATGGAAGCCATCATACACGTTACAACCACCATTGCAACCCCTAGTTGTAAATATTTTTCAGACCCTATACACTTGCATCATGGCTAAAGCAAAAAAGCCGCGCGCGGCGGCGATTATCCGCGCAGTGGACAAGGCGGGCGGTCAGTCAGCACTGGCTCGCATTCTTGGTGTAAGGCCGCAGGCCGTACAGAAATGGTGCGCCAGCGGCGTGGTGCCGCCTCTGCGCGTGCTTGCAGTGGAGGCGGCGACTGGGGTATCTAGGAAGGCTTTGCGGCCGGATATGTACCCATGAGCAACCCAGTTGAACTCACCGCAGTTGTGGCGGTGGAGAAAGTCTTAGAACTCGCCAAGCGGTATCCAGTCTTTCCGTGCCGTCGCCGCGACGAAACCGACGCCACGGGGCGAGTGCAGCGTGCCAAAAGTCCGTTGACCAAGAGCGGATTCAAGGACGCGACGCAGGACGAACAGCAGATTCGAAGATGGTGGTCAGACCATCCCGATGCGCTTGTGGGCGTGCCGACCGGGAGCCGCACGAGCCTTGCCGTGGTGGACTATGACCACAAGTCGGCAGGCACGGCCGCGCAGGATTGGATCATGGAGAACCAGCAGCAACTGGTCAGCACCAGAGTCCACCAAACGGGCGGCGGCAGTGGCGGCCGGCATTACCTGTTCAGCCTGCCGCAAGGCGTAAAGATTCGCGGCGGGGTTTCCGTCACGCTTGGGAAAGTCAAGCGCGAAGGACTCGACATCCGCGCAGAGGGTGGCTACATCATCTGGTGGCCGCTGCACTTTGGGCAGCAAGGGCCAGCGAACGATCTACAGCCGCTGCCTGCCGGACTGATAGACGAGCGCCGGATGGACTTGGAACTGCCCGCAGAGGTGGCGAAGAAACTGCCGCCGAAGCCGGGCACCAGTCAAGACTTCCAGCGCGATCTGCCGCGCATCACCGAGGCGGTGGCGTACATTGACCCGAGCAGTTACGACGCATGGCTGATGGTCGGCATGGCGTTGCATCACGCAAGCGGCGGAGCGGATGACGGCCTAGAACTCTGGGATGCGTGGTCGAGCGGTGGGGTGACCGGAGAGTTGCCAGCGAACTACGCAGGCCGGGCCGACACCGAGTACCGATGGCAGTCGTTCCACTTAGATCGAACAGGCGGCGTGACGCTTGGGAGCCTGTTTGCTGCGGCAAAGGCGGGCGGGTTTGTGTCCATGCCGGAGGCGGTGCGGCTCGGCCCACCGCAGCGCGAAGAGCCGGGCGTGGACTACAGCGATGTCCCAGAGGCTCAAGGAATGATCCGCAGCCTCGAGCCGGAGGTGGCGCGCGGCGTATTGCAAGGCGTACACGCAGTGTCAGCACGTCGGCTCGTTCTCCGGGCCATCAATGAGATCGTAGCGGAGCGGCGCGAGGCTACATGGCTGATCCACAACGTCATCGAGGCCAATGTGCTGGCGGTGCTCGCGGGGCCGCGTGCCTCGTTCAAGTCGTTTATCGCGCTTGACTGGGCCATGCGGATTGCTATGGCTGATAACCCGGTTGTGATGCTCTCTGGCGAGGGCGCTGGACTAGGCCGCAGAGTCGAGGCATGGATGCAGGAACACGGCAAGGGGCGCGACCTTGGCGAACTGAAACTTATGGCGCTTGAGTCCGTCGCCAACCTAAACGCCGACGATGAGATGCTGATGCTCCAGCAGGCCATTGATGAGGCTGGTATACGACCCGCGCTTGTGATCGTGGACACCTTTAGCAAGTTCAGCGCGGGGCTTGACGAGAACAGCAACCAAGAGGTTGCGGAGTATCTGTCCAGACTGACCATCGGACTGCGTGAGCGATACACGGCCACGGTATTGCTCGTAGCGCATTCGGGCCACGGTGACGCGAAGCGTCCGCGAGGGGCGTCCGCGCTGATGGCTAACCCAGACTCCGAGTACATAGTCGAGCGTCCAGACGCGCAGGCAATGGTGGTGACTGTGACGCGGGAGCGGTTCAAGGACACGGCCAGTATGCAGCCGCTCGCTTTCGAAGCGCACGAGGTCAGCCTAGGCCGGGCGGATAGGTATGGCGAGGCGGTCAAGTCGCTGGTGATGAGAGAGACCAATACTCCTGGTAAGGCGGCTGTGGCCCACTCGCCCCAAGGCAAGGCTCAAAGGACGATCCTGTCGGCATTGCGCGAGCGGCAGAAGAAGTCCGAGACGCCACTGGTTTGGACGGTCGAGGAGATACGCCAGATCGGTCGGGAGTGCGGGCTGTCGAGGCAATCTGTCCACGATGCGGTCGAAAAGTTGATGTTCTCACCCTTCCTAAAGTCCACGATAGGTGGCTCTATGCTGGGTGAGCCATGATGTCCGAAAATGTCCGAAAGCGTCCGAACCGGACAGTTTCGGACGGTCAAATATGTCCGAAAATGTCCGAGAGTCCTTTAGGACTCGGACATTCGGACATGACCCACGGACATGGAACGGACAATGGGGAGATGGCATGAAGTACAAGACGGCAAAGGCTAAAGGTGTTGCTTTGGCGCAACCTGTTGCGCGGACGCAACTAGCCAAGAGAATGTTGGCCGAACTTGGCCCGGATGACTATAGCCTGCTCAAGACCTTTCAAGAAAGGTTTGAGGCAAGGCTGGTGCATTACCGTGACCAGCACGGCGAGGTCGGGACAGATACGCTGGGTGACAAATGAACCAGACCGGACTTCCGCTGTCTCGCCCCATGACATGGCACGACGACCCATTCTGGGGTGCTGTGTCCGATTGTGGGACGTATGCCATTCGCCCCATATCTGTTAACGGCCGCGCAGAGTTCGTCCTGTGGCGTTTTAGGCGCGACACGAAGACAGGCATACCTAACTGCCTAGGTACGTTTGAATCGCCCCAAAAGGCTTTAGAATCGATTATATGAAGGCTAGGAAGGACTGCCCTATCTGCGGCGTCGAAAACACGGGCGGTAAAGTCCACTCTTGGCACAAGCAAGCCGCCAAGCGGTCGGGCTATACCATGCAAGACCTACAGCAGATGATCTCGACATCTAAAACCACAGTCGAACTCATCCAAATTGTGTCCGATGCAGTAGACCGGGCGAGATACCCAGACGGGTGGAGGTCAAAGCCGAAGAAGCGCACCGAGTATCATCGGGAATACTACTGGCGATACGCAGACAAGCGCCGCGCGCAACGCAAGACCAGTAAACTGTTGCGTAGACGTGTGCGACCGATCATCGTCGAGTTATGCAAGGCTGTGGACATCGGCAGGCTGACGGCAAACTGGTAGCCATGAACATCCTATTCTCTCTCGCCCTATTCGGCCTCTGCTATCTCATCTCGATGTGGGCAGACCGCGCAGTGCTCGATACTGCCCTGCTTTACCTGTTGCTACGGATACTGGATCGGTCGTGAGGTACGCCATGCGCCGCGACCTTAACGATTCGGAGATCACCGCAGCGGTTAAGGCGGCGGGGTTTAGCGTGATTGACTACACGAAAGCCGGTCTAGGCATCCCCGACAAACTCGCTATCAAGCCCCTACCGCAACCCGGAGACAACGGCGAGCGGGTATTCTTCATCTGCTGGCTAGAGATCAAGAGCGCGAGCGGTCGGCTCTCCGAAACCCAGCAGATAGCGCGGGCAGTCTGGGAGCCACGAGGCGAGTGGATCGAGGCACGCGAGGCCGACCAAACGGTGCGCGATCTGATGCAACGATACGAGGCGAAAGTAAAGCCGGAGTGTGCGCGATGAGGAGGTTTTTATCCCTAGGCGCTGGCGTGCAGTCATCCACCTTGGCATTGATGATTGCCCACGGCGAATTGGAACCCGTTGAGGCGGCGATTTTTGCGGATACTGGATGGGAACCGCGCAAAGTGTACGAGTGGCTTGATTGGCTTGAGGCTGAAATTCAGCGATGTCCACACCCATTCCCGATTCACCGGGTAACACAAGGCAGTATCCGAAACGATATTATTTCTGGCACAAATTCAACAGGGCAGACGTTCCGATCTGTGCCTTGGCATTTGCTTAAGCCGAACGGTGAAACCGCTATGAACAAGCGGCAATGCACCAGCGAATACAAGATCAAACCCGTGCATAAAAAACTGCGCGAATTACTCGGGTACAAATTTCGGCAGCGAATACCAAAAGACGCTTGCCAGTTGTACATGGGCATTTCAATGGATGAAATTTTTAGAATGAAGCCATCGTGGCAAGCGTGGCTTGTGCATACATGGCCTTTAATTGACAAAGGCATGGCGCGGCACGATTGCTTGGCGTGGATGGAGCGTAAAAGTTACCCATTACCGCCAAAGTCCAGTTGCATTGGTTGTCCGTTCCACAATAACGACGAATGGCGATCAATAAAATCTGATGCTGAAGCATGGGCAGATGCCGTGATGATTGACAAGTTAATTCGCAAACCTCGCGGAAATTTTCAGTCAGAACAATTTATGCACCGCGACCGCGTTCCGCTTGACCAAGTGGATTTGTCTACAGCCGCCGACCACGGGCAAGTGGATATGTTCAACAACGAATGTGAAGGAATGTGCGGCGTATGATCGAGTGGACACGGGTTAGGCTGGCGCAGTGGGGCAGATGGTCACGGGGGCGGGCAGTCTCGGGCTACCCTTCCGCCTCGGCGTTCGTATTCGCTAACTCGGGCGCACGCGCAGCGCACGACGCATCCACGGCACCCGATGACATTGCCGAGATTGACGCGGCAGTTGCTAAGGTCTCGGCCCCTCTGCGACAGGTCTTGATCATCTACTACTGCACCTCTGCGCCACTGTGGTTCAAGGCCGCGAGGCTTTACATGAGCCGACGTACACTGATGCGCCGGGTTAAGACAGCCGAGGAAAAGGTAAACTTCTACTTGCTACTTGATGCCGCCCCGAAAACATGATACAAGCGCGCATAATTGGGGGTTGTGCGCCCAATATGGTTCAGCCTCGACCGGCACACATTCACATGATTGATTGATCGTTTGAGCTGACCACCGAGGCACTTATGCAAATCGACGTTAGAGTTAACATCGATGACGCTATCCGAAGAATCGGATGGCAACTAAAAGATGAGATACAGAAGGCTGTGCCCACAACTCTTAACAGAGTGGCAACGTCTGCTCGCGTCACAGCGATTGATGAGATCAACAAGATCACCGGGCTAAAGCGCACGTCTATTCGACAGAGGTTGCCGATTACTAGGGCGACTCGTGCATTGCCAGAGGCCAAGATCACGGCTCTGCCATACGCTCCTAACCTTCGTAACTTTGATGCGTATGAGGTTAAAGAGGGCGTCAGCGCGAAGGCGTGGAACGTCCGCAAGATTTACCGTGGCGCGTTCATCGGCAACAAGGATAGAACAGTCTTCACAAGAGTTGACTACCGACCGCCAACCAATGCGAAGCGACGGATTGGGCAGCACACTCGCAAGGCTCATAACAGGACAAGGAACGGCACGACATTCAGCGTAAGTCAGCACACTGT